CGTCTCGTAATATGCCGAATATCTATCTTCGCCACCCCAAGCACGGGGAAAAGGTTGCGATTTCCTGGCTGGAAGCGAGGGAAGATATGGAGCACGGATGGGAAGAATTTGACCCATCCGATTCCGATGATTCAGAATCTCCGGCGTCGTCAGAAATGGCGGCGTCGGAGACTTCTGACCCTAATGCGTTGAGAACGCGCCGCCGCCGTAAGGAGTAATTAATGGCCACCACCGCTGCAGATCAGATCAACGGTGCGCTGCGTCTGATCGGAATGTTGGCGGAAGGTGAAGTGCCTTCGGCCGCGACGTCGCAGGATGCCCTTACAGCGCTCAACCAAATGATTGATTCGTGGAACACGGAGCGTCTGTCCGTGTTCTCCACCATCGACCAGGTATACAACTGGCAACCCAACATTCGTACGATTACGATGGGCCCAACCGGCACGTTTGTGGCCGAGCGTCCTATCCTGATGGACGACGCTACCTATTTTCGTGACGCCTCGACCAACGTGTCGTACGGCATCAAACTGATTAACAACGAGCAATACAACAACATTGCCGTTAAGACCGTAACGTCCACGTATCCGCAGTTGATGTGGGTCAACATGACCTACCCCAACGTGGAGATTTACGTTTATCCAGTACCCACTAAAGTGCTGGAGTTCCACTTTGTGTCGGTGCGTCCGTTGACGACACCAGCAGCGCTCGATACTGATCTGACGTTCCCGCCGGGTTACTTGCGCGCGTTTCGCTACAACTTGGCCTGCGAGCTTGCACCGGAGTTTGGCGTAGAGCCATCGCCGCAAGTGCAACGCATTGCGATGTACAGCAAGCGCAACTTGAAGCGCATCAACAACCCGGATGACGTGATGGCAATGCCCGCAGCGCTGCTCGTCAACCGTCCGCGCTTTAACATCTTCACGGGCAACTTCTAATGAAGACGCCGATCCTCGGGTCGTCGTATGTCATCCGGTCGGTCAATGCTGCCGACAGCCGGATGGTGAATATTTATCCGGAAGTGATTCCGGAAGGCGGCAAAGAGCCCGCGTATCTGCAGCGCTGCCCCGGCCTGACGCTCAAAAACGATATTGGCGATGGGCCGATTCGCGGGTTGTATACGCTGGCAGGCTACCTGTACGTCATCTCGGGCAACAAGATGTATCAGCTCGATGCGGACTACAGCCAGTTTGCTGAAGTGCTGCTAGAGACGGGCGGGGCGCTGCTGCTGGAAGACGGCGGCGGTTTGCTACAAGAGAACAGCGGCGTTGAGTACGTCGGTATTGTTAGCGGCACCGGCCCCGTATCAATGGCTGATAACGGCACGCAAATCTTTATTGCGGCTAACCCAGACGGCTACATTTACAACACTGAAACCGAAGTCTTCCAGCAGATCACTGACCCTGATTTTCCCGGCGCGGTGACGGTTGGCTATCTCGACGGCTACTTTGTGTTCAACGAACCTAACTCCCAGCGAGTGTGGGTGACGCAGCTGCTCGATGGCCTGTCGGTGGATCCGCTTGACTTTGCCAGCGCCGAAGGCTCGCCTGACGGCTTGGTGTCGCTCATTATCGACCACCGCGAGGCGTGGCTGTTTGGCACGAACTCCGTGGAGGTCTGGTACAACTCCGGCGACCCGCTGTTCCCGCTCACGCGCATCCAAGGCGCGTACAACGAAGTCGGATGTATCGCACCGTATTCGGTTGCCAAGATGGACAACTCGGTGTTTTGGCTCGGCGCTGACGCTCGAGGCCAAGGCATTGTGTACCGCGCAGAGGGCTACCAGGCCGTGCGCGTGTCGACGCACGCTGTCGAGTACGCCATCCAGCAGTACACCGATTTAAGCGACGCCGTAGCGTACACGTACCAGCAGGACGGTCATACGTTCTATGTGCTGAACTTTACGAACGCCGACACAACATGGGTGTACGACGCGTCCACTGGCGCGTGGCATGAACGCGCCGCGTTCCGTAACGGCGACTTCAAACGGCACCGTGGCAACTGCCATGTCCGTTTCGGTAACGATACGGTGATCGGCGATTACGAGAACGGGCGTATCTATACGTTCAACCTCGATGTGTACTCAGACGCCGGCGCTGTGCAGAAGTGGCTGCGCACTTGGCGCGCGCTGCCCACCGGCGCTAACAACCTGACGCGCACCGCGCAGCATGGCCTGCAGATCGATTGCGAGACGGGCGTCGGCCAGCAGGGCTGGGCGTTTGGTGACATTTACTATCTGGGCGCCGAAGACCTCGCCATTTTAGAGACAGAAGATGGCAAGGAAATCATCCTAGACTTCAATCCTGTATCTGGCGCTAACCCGCAGCTGTTGCTGCGTTGGTCAGACGATGGCGGCCATACGTGGAACGGCGAACGCGCTACCTCGATGGGCCGCGTCGGTCAGTATGGCACTCGCGCTATCTTCCGTCGCCTTGGCATGACGACCAAACTGCGCGATCGCGTGTACGAGATCAGCGGTACCGATCCGGTGAAAATCGCCATCATGGGCGCTGAACTGCAGATTAGCGGTACGGCATCGTGACGCAGAACATCACGCAAATCCCTGCTCCGCGTGTGCCGTTTATCGACGAGCGCACCGGCCAGATTTCGCGTGAATGGTTTCGTTTTCTTAACAACCAGTTTCAACTGACAGGTGGCGGCACAACGCAGACCACTATTGCTGACCTTGAGTTGACGCCTGCTTTGGCGGCTAACGTCGAGGACGAGATGGCGGTTGTAAAGGGCCAGATAGACGATCTGCAAAAAGGTACGGCTCGATACGAACCGAACCCGGTCAACTACGGCGCGTTCTATTCAACAACGACTCAGACGGCAGCAGCGGCTAATACGCCGTATGCGATGACGTTTAATAACACGTCAAACAACTACGGCGTGTACATAGACCCCGCTGCGTCTTCGCACATTAAAGTCACTCGGCCCACTGTCTACAACATGCAGTTCTCATTGCAGTTGGACAAGACATCTGGCGGTACTGGATTGTTCTGGGTGTGGATCAGGGTCAATGGCGTTGATGTCCCAAATACGGCATCTCAGGTTCGCATCCAAGGCAATAACGCTGAAATTTTTGTGGCAGCGAACATATTTGTGCCTATGTCAAACGGAGACTACCTCCAGTTGATGTGGGCAGCCGACACCACATCTGTTCAAATTTTGGCGGAAGCCGCTACCGCAGTTCATCCCGGTATTCCGTCAGTCATCCTTACTATGACGCAGGTATCTCTATGACCGTTTATCTTTCAGCCTTTGCAGGAGCCGGGGCGCAGTTCTTTACCGATGACGGCTCTGTGCTGTCGGGCGGAAAGATCTATACCTACGACGCTGGCACCACGACCCCGGCCAACACTTACACGTCGGTGTCGGGCACGACGCTAAACGCTAACCCCATCATCCTTGACTCTGGCGGACGACTGCCGGAGGACTTGTGGTTGTCTGAGGGCGTGGCGTATCGGTTTGTGCTGACCGACTCTACGGACGTGCAGATTGGCGAGTACGACGACATTCAGGGCGTCAACGATATATCCACCGGCTCGATTGCGTGGTCTGCAATTACCGGCACGCCGACAACGCTTGGCGGTTATGGCATCACGGACGGTTTGACTGCGGCTACGGCTGCAACTACTTACGCACCGATTGCCTCGCCCACGTTTACTGGCACGCCGCTAATCCCTGACAACGCGACGGTTAGCGCCAACTATGCAGTGGGCTATCGAGAAGCCCCGCAGGTGTCCAAGACGGACAACTACACGCTGGTGTTGTCGGATCGCGGTAAGTCCATTTTGATGAACGGCACGTCTAAGACGCTGACCATTCCGGCGAACTCGTCCGTCGCGTTCCCCGTTGGTACAGTTGTTATCATCGTCAACGTCAATTCCACGGCGCTGTCGATTGCAATTACGACCGACACGCTGACCTTGGCGAATAGCACCACGACCGGCACACGCACTTTGGCGCAAAACGGCTTGGCTACCTGCGTCAAGATTGGCAGCACCTCTTGGCTGATCAGCGGAGCGGGATTGACCTAATGGGCGGCGCTACCTTAGCAGCGGCGATTGCAGGCACGACGGGGGGAGCCGGTGCCGGTGTATTCGACGCATCGTCCGGGTCGGGCAGCGTCACGATTCCTGCCAGTGCCACGGGCGTTACCATCGAGGTGTGGGGCGCCGGCGGTGGCGGCGGTTACGGCACTGTCACCCAGATATTTGGCGAGTTCCTGTACGAACCGCAAGAGAACCCCGGTGGCGGTGGTGGCGGAGGTGCTTACTCCAAGACCGTGCTGGTTCTAACTGCCCCAGACGCCGGTAAAACGATTCTGTACACCGTCGGTGCGGCAGGCAACGGCGGTTCTCTGGGCGACGCCGTAGGTGGCGCGGGCGGCCAATCGGTCGCGTACGCCGGTACGTATGCGCTGCCCGAGATGATCTGCACCGGCGGTTTTGGTGGTTACGGCGGCATTGGCATATTTGGCAGCCAGCAGGGCGCTGGTGGAACAGCCTCTGGCGGCAACACGACCAACACCAACGGTAATGGCGGCGCGGCGTTTACGCAGACTGGAGCCGCGCCGATTGCTGGTGTAGGCAGTCTTGTCGGTGGCGGCGGCGGCGACGGTGGCGACCCGGTAGAGGGCGGCGATCCGGGCTTGGCCGGCCTGCCCGGTCGCGTGCGAATGGTATTTACCTTTTAGGTGACACATGGCAGTTAACGTAAGAGTCCTGATCCCGGCCAAG